TAAGTCTTTGAATTTGGGCAGAAAAAGGAAATAGTGTCCCAAAGTGTCGGAAGAAAAAAACCGATAACGCAGCGCACCACCTGCACAAAAGGGTAGCTAGGAGATGGATAAATCCGTAGCTAAGAGACTCGCTATTCGATAACACTTTTTCCTCCGTCATAGTTTTAAAAATACCGCTTGTCGGTAAAGTGGTTTATGGGAGAAAAAAATGGAATACACTCAAAACTTTGAACACTTCTGGAGCTTGTACCCTAAACAAACAGGTAAGGGAGCCGCCTTCGCAAGTTGGAAGAAATACACGAAAGCAGAGCATGAGCTTATCTTAGACCACCTTCCACAACGCCTTAAAACTGATTCAGACTGGTTAGAAGGTAAGTTCATCAAGAACCCTGCTACTTGGTTGAATCAGAGATGTTGGGAGGATAACTATAAGAGAGCATCTCAGTTCGCAAGGATATCAGGGATCAGAGAAGAGACATGGTGCGATAAATGCGATAGCTATAACTTTACCCGGAGACACGAGGACATCTGTGAGAACGGAGAAGAGTTCTATCACTTACGTCTAAAAAACAAAAAATGGGTTTTCTCAAACTACAAGGCTACTGAACTTGAAACGGTCGCTTGAGCAAAACGACTGCCTTCACAAATGGACAAGGGTTATAGCTGACCACCTTCAAGACTCAGGCGTGGCTGTAAGTCACGACACAGTGAAAGAGTTAATTCTTTTGGAGTTAGGCAACACGAAGAGAGTCAAAGTGCCGGGACTCAAAGAAAGGGTCATTCCCATGCGAAGTCATCAATATAAGCAGATGGACTTTGATTTGAGTGAGTACGATAGAAAAAATAATTTTATCTCTATGAACGCTTTACTTTCAAAGGTAGAGGCGTGGGCTGCAACAGACTTGAATCTCCAACTGGAAGGAGTAAAATCTAAAGAGGGAGTAAGCTAATGTTTTTTAAAAAGAAATGCGCTAATCAAGCGTGTGATAATAAACACAAGATGACCCTCGACTTCGATGAGCATTGGTGCGACTTTTGTTATGGCAAACGAGTCAACAAGCAGGAACGTCATCTCCGAGGACTCAGGAGAGAACAGGAGCTTGTAGCTAAATACTGGAAGGCTCCAAGTTGGGTTCCAGAAACATGAGAGGAAGAAAAGGGCCGCAAGATTTAAAAAAGAAAACGGTTCCTCAACTCCAAAATACTTTATGGCCTATCTTTGCTAGTTACATAAAAGCAGTCTATGGTTCAGAGTGCTTTACGTGTGGCAAGCGTTGTGAAGGTAGAGACAGACAGGCAGGACACTTTATTCCCCGGACGTACTCTCCAGTAAAATACGATGAAGACAATGTTAGAACTCAATGTAGTGCGTGTAATGAGTACCACCATGGAAAGCCTGTGGAGTATGAAAGAAAGCTAAGACTTCAAATAGGAGACGAGGCAGTAGAAAACCTCAAACGAGAATCCACGAAGACTTGGAAGTGGGATCGTCAGTGGTTAATAGATAAGATTCTTTACTACCGACAAGCCTTAAAAGAAAGGGAGGAAGCTGCATGAGCGTTGCGACTGAAAGAAAGTTCAACCCTTATTTTATTAACGAACCCGCAGCAATTTCTTTTAGCGGTGGTCGAACTTCTGCCTATATGCTCTACAAGATTTTAGAAGCGCATGATGGGAAACTACCTGATGACGTAAGAGTCACTTTTGCCAACACAGGAAAAGAGATGCCAGAAACGCTCGACTTTGTTCAAGCGTGTTCAGACCATTGGGGCGTGGACATTGTTTGGCTTGAGTATGCAGGGAGATCATTAAAACCCAAAGAAGAAAAAAAAAGTGTTTACGAATATTCATACAAAGTGGTCAATCACAAAACAGCCTCAAGAAACGGAGAGCCATTCACCAGAGTAATTCAAGATGTGGGTATGTTGCCTGACCCTCGACACAGATGGTGTACTGGACAACTAAAAATTAACACAATGAAGCGTTATTTAATTGATGAAAATTTTGATCTGCCTTTTTTGTGTTTAATTGGTTTGCGAGCCGATGAGCCAATGCGAGTCGCTAAGATACATGGAAAAATAAAAGAAGGACAAGAGAATTACTGCCCAATGTATGTTTCTGGAGAAAGTAAGCAAGACGTTTTTGAATTTTGGGAAACACAAAATTTTGATTTGAATTTGCCAAATAACAAAGGTGTAACCGATTGGGGAAACTGCGATTTGTGTTTTTTAAAAAGCAAGTCAAAAAAACTGTCAATCATGCGAGAGCGTCCTGATTTGGCACAATGGTGGGTAGACATTGAAAAAAAAGACAAAGTTGACGTTTTTAACAGGAGCCACGGTAGTTATGAACAAATGCAAATAATAGCAACCGATCAAGGGCAGTTATTCGATTTTGATGACGATCCCTCAATTCCTTGTTTTTGTGGAGACTAAACATGAGTTTGATAACTTCTTTAGTTGGGCCAGTAACAGGCTTGCTTGATAAATTTATAGAAGACAAAGATCAAAAAAATGCTCTAGCGCATGAGATCGCAACGATGTCAGAGCGACACGCTCAAGAGCTTGCAAAGGGTCAGCTAGAAGTAAACAAGGTAGAAGCTGCAAGCAAGAGCATGTTCGTTAGCGGATGGCGTCCTGCCGTGGGATGGACTTGCTGTATTGCTTTACTCTCTAATTACATTCTCATACCAATGGCTAACTTTGTTTTACTGTTAGCAGAGATGGGAGTCGAGGTTCCTAGTTTAGATATGTCGGCAATGATGCCAGTATTATTAGGTATGTTAGGACTCGGAGCCATGCGAACAGTTGAGAAGACTCAGAAGGTAAGTCGAGAGAAATGAACAAAGAATTAGAGCCGGGGAGCCAATATAACAAGTACGACAGTGACGGAGATGGCATAGTTACAGATGCAGAACTCGCCACCACTGAACGACTGCAAGCCTTAGAGCTACAAAATGAAAAAGCTGATGCTCAGAAAACGATGTGCTGGTTTGCCTTGTGGGGGATGCTCCTCTATCCAAGCGGCATAGTCATCACCTCGTTCTTAAAACTGGATCAGGCTGCTACCATCCTCGGGGACATTGCATCCGTTTACTTTATTAGCGTCTCAGGTTTGATCGCGGCCTTCTTTGGGTTCCAAAGTTTCAATGGAAAAAAATAATGGAAATACTAATCGCAGTTGGTTTTATTGTTGGTTATGTATTAGGAAAACATTATGGGCGTTAATCTAGACCAGTTATATGAAGAGATTAAATCAGACGAGGGACTCGTGACTAATGACGAGGGCGAGTCTCTGATTTATAGGTGTACCGAGGGCTATTTGACTTGCGGCATCGGTCACAAAATCGTGGAGGGAGATGCAGAATATGGATTTGTTGAAGGCGATACAGTCCCAATGGACTCGGTTAAGCAACACTTTGAAAAAGACGTTCAAACAGCTATCGAAGACTGCCGAGCGATTTACGGAGATGGATTTGATTCGTGGAGCGAAGAACGCTGCCATATTGTCACTAACATGGCTTTTCAACTTGGTAGAAAAGGGTTATCTAGCTTCAAGAAGTTCAATGCGTACTATTTGGAAGAGGCTTATGGGGCGGCCTCTTTAGAGATGCAAGATAGCAGGTGGTGTTTGCATCAAACCCCAAATAGAGCCAAAAGATTGAGTGAACGAGTCCTAGCGTTAGCCAATGACCCTCGCTGACAAGGCAGACAAGTTGATAGAGTTATGGGTGAGGGAACTGGCGCAAGAATCAGCCAACCCTTACAAGGCTCAGAGTCTCCTCGATGGACACTTTGCCCTAGAGGTGGGAGGTAAGCGCAATCCTTTGAAGTCATACATAAACGCAAAGGAAACGAAGTCACCACCAAGGGACGTTATCAGTAGTGATCTTATTTTAATCGACTCAATCATTGGGCAGATAACTAAGATTAACAGTAAGTATCCTCTAGTCTTAAAATGGTTTTACAGTACAGGCGATATGAAGAGAGTAGCGAAAGAGGTAAGCGTTAGCCTTACGAAAGCAAGAGAACTAAAGAATACTGCATTTGATTTGGTGCAAGTTTTATTAGACGAAAAAATAGGAAAGAACTATGCTTAAATTATGGGAAAAGATTAAAAAATTATTAGGCTTGACCCCGGAGGTTGAACCGCCAAAGGCCAAGCCCGGAAAACCTAAGCGGAAGAAAGCCCTTTAGAAAAGTCTAAGAGCTTTTTTCTGAACTGAGGCAAGACGTACACCTCCACCTTAACGAGTCCTTGCCTTCTGCGTTTCAACCTATGGCGTTGAACCCGGTCACGATTGAGCCGGGCTTTTTTCTCCTCTTTGGTTTCGTTCATTCTTATTTGCCTTTTTTCATAATTTTGTTGATTACTTCCCAGTGAGGTTTTGTGTCAATTTTTGGATCAATTCCACCCTCAAAACTCAATCCTTTTTTTACCCATTGATTGTGAATTTTTTTTCTTTGAGAAATTGTCGTTTCCCTCAGAATATGTTTGAACTCGTGACTCCAGAAATATGCGACACCTAAATAATCTAAAGTTCCTACAAAAGATTGATCTAAGTCCATTATTGCTTTAGTTGCAGTCCAAGACGCTGTATTAAGATTTATTGCATAACTCATTTTGTTTCCCCTTGATTTATTTAACTTACAAGAACCATTATACATACCATTACAGGTAATGCAAGTAATTTAGTGCAATTAAATAAGGTATTTTTCTGCACCAAGTTTAGTGCAATTAAATCGGTCATTTTTCTGCACTAATTTTCGCGCAGTTAATTACCACATAATTATTTGCGCGTCAGTATC